TTTCTACGCAACAAGATACTGACTTGCCAGAACCAACAGGCCCACGAATGCCACGAAAAAACGTGTCGTCTTTCATAAACGCCTTAACAACTTCGCCATCTGGCCTGTATTTAAAATCTATCATTTGTCGTTAATAAGCTCTTTTTTGTTGCGCCACCTTTTTTGCTTCTAGTTTTAGCTGCGTTAACGGCATCATTTATTGTTTTATATCTGGGAAACTTTTTACCAGTTCTATCTTCATATGACTTAGCTTCATCCCAAGCCTTATCACCTTTAAGAAACTTTGGCTTTCCATTTTTAGAGTCAAACCATATTTGAGGAATATTCCAAGCTTTACCTTCTGGAGATTCCTCACTGGCTAAATATTCAGTAGCATTTTTACCCCCAACAGTTTTAATTGGTTTATGCTTTTTTGGATCAAATGGAATTAAATCAGCCATTGTTTTAAACCTTCACTTATCTAATATCTTATTATCTATGCCAACTTTAATCATTCTAGCTGCAATTTCGGGGCCAATAGCCTCAATAATTTTATCAGCTTCGAAATCTGTCTGGAAATGCTTGGGATGATGCTTCATATGTACAATCCGCACCACCCTACGCAATGTATCGCGTTCTTTAGGCTGCAATGTATTTAGAAAACTCAAGGTTACTTTTCCTTTTTAAAGGGTGTCGCTCTAGTTTTTCGCTCTTTCTTAGGCTTTGCTGCCTCTTTTACCTCTAGCAGAGGCTTAGAATCGCGAGTACGCGTCTTTCCAGAGTAAGTCATGCCAGCTAATTCGTGTGTGTCGCCTGTATATGCGTCACCATTCTTAAATGTCCAAGCCATTATTTATCCTTTTTCAATAGAGTTTTCTTTTTAGGGAAGCCAGCTTTCATATTTTTGTAAGCCTTATCGCTAATAGTAGAGTTTTTCTTAGATCTACTTGTTCCTTTTTTCTTACGTGCATTCATGTTTGCATATAATCCTTTAGGCATTTTTCTTTTTATTCCTTTTGCTAATTGCTGCTGCTTTAGACTTAGCATCAGCTTTTGACGATGCTCCCCATGCCTTTAGGCTAAGAAGAAGTCTAGTGGGTTTACCTTTAGAGTCACGTTCTGGCCCTTTCATACCGCCCATTCGCGCTAAGAAAGAAGCCCTTCTTGGGTTATCACCAGACTTAACTGGAGCTTTAAGAGTACCACCTTTATAAGATGCACGCCCTTTAGCATTAAGACCACCCTTGGGATTCTTCCCTGCTTTGCGCGTCCACGCTGGAGTCTTACTCATTTCGCATACGGCATTAACAATGACCTAGCTGCATTAGTAGCCGACTTGTTAACGTCCTTTTTCTTTTTCTTCTTAGGTATATCTTTCATACCATCCTCAGTGCGCTTAACCTTATCACCCAATGCTAGGGAAGGTAATTCACCATAGTCCTTCTTACCAGCCTGATAAAACTTTTCAGTTAGTTCAGACACAGAAGTTGATTTGCCACCACCACACATCATTCAGTCTCCTTTGTATATCCACTACTCTTCAACGCCTTCTTAGCTGTCTCGTTATCAGCACTGTTGTCAAACGTCTCTGGAACCTTATCACCAAATCTACTCATTTACAAAACCCTTTTTAATCCAAATATTTTTAGCTCTTTTTTTGCGAGCTTTTTTTAACAATCATGTGAGTGAGGGACGTAACATAACATAGTGCCCGAGAGTTTTGACCCCCCACCCCCTTATCCCAGATCTATAGACACCTTGATGTCCCCTGCTAATTGCACCTGAGATCTATCTATCGGCTTAAACCCTGCCCTGTCTAGTAAATCCTTGCTAGCTTCCAGCTGCACGTACTCAGATTTAGCTTGCTTGGCTAGCCCTGCCAACTGGTGTACGGCTGCCGGAGCATGTCTACTAAACTCCTTCGCCACTACTTCCATCATGTACTGCTGCACATGGGCTAGCTTCATACTCTTCTGTGCCGTCACTCTTCCGCTGTCGCCTTCAGCGTATCCAGCTTCTTGTGAGGCTTGTGTAAGATTACCACCATTTGCTACATACGCTTCAACCAATGCTGTTTGCTTACGTGTTAGTTTCCTTAATGCTATGTTTGCCATATTAACTCCTACTGTAGCCCCCCTCTCCCTCTCTCCCCCCATGTTTAGCACACCAATTATACCCTGTGTCAACGCACAAAACAGTCGTTGGGCGATTAACAGGCTATCGTGAACAGAGCCTAAAGTCTCTGCCCTACGGGCTTCTATCCTGATCGCGGTGCTTACCTCTTCTTCTGCGATGAACACTAGCCGTTCACTCTCTTCTATGAGGATGCTTAAACTATGTTCGTCGATGACCAACATTACATGGCAACTTGACTTCATCAAGTTGGCTGCATTCCATGTCGATCAACGAGAACAGAGTTTCAGTAGCATCCCCATTCAGAGAGCGAATGTATTAACATACACACACATGAACCCCCGTGCGGATTCTGCCTCGCTTCGCAACATAAAATACAGTCCGTCAACCCCACATGCTCATTCACAAGTGTTCATTTGCGCGTGAGGGGTAATGGGATTATCAATTTTTCCTTCAGAAAAATGGTCGCTATGCTTAATCCCAATGACTGACAGTATTTTCCGTGCATATGTATTGGCATATCCACAAGGTGGTCTTGTGTGAGTATTAATATAAGAGGAAAGACAATGTATACAGTAAATAGATTACCATACACAGATGGCATAGCAGAGATAGAGCTAGAAGAAATAGGTAGATATAAATCATACACAATAGCTCATACTATAGCCGAAGCTCTTGAGTATCAGCACGACCTAGATCTTTTCTTCGTAATAGAAGAACAAGAGATAGTAATAATATAAAGATATAAGAAGTACGCCTGCCCCGATGACTAACAATAGTCAAGGGTTCCCTTTGGCTTGCGCCCTTGACTATCATTAGTCTTCGGTGCTGGCCAGAGATATAAGAAACAATAATATATAGAGGATATATACAATGACAAATCTAATCACAACAATGACAGAAACATATGTGAATAACACAGAACTATTCAACAACAGACCTACACTATCCGACAAGGATGGTTGGTACAACGCAGATAGCATGACCTTTTTGCGCAAGATGAAACTACAACAAGAGATACGTTTCTTGGAGTATTGGATACCAAGACAAGAACGTAGGCTCGATCAGCAAAAAGGTTGGGTATCACATTGGGCAAGACGCCGCAATGGTGACGAGATCTCAGAGAATAACTACCAAGCATCATTGGCTCAAGCCAAGGCTGACCAATACAACGTAGAGTTTCTTCAAGGCCAGCTAGATGATGCGCAGCTTGCGTATCAGGCAGAGAACGAAGAGGTATATACAACTGTTACTAACTCTAACGTAGCACCAGATGGCGCACCGACAGAGATAGATTCAGAGACAGCGCAAGACTTAGCCTCGCTAGGTATTACGCTTTGATAAAAGATATAATCATAGGCTTGGTCATGGGTATAACCCTTGGCCTTGCCTTGTTTATTGGTGTGTACTTTTGAGGCCACGCCAAGGAATTGTTTGCACTGCGTGTATGCTAGTGCTAACATACTGTATAGAAATGGAAAACAAAATGGAGAATCAAATGAAAATTGATAACATGTTTAACACGCCTGATTACGAGGCGTTAGATTATTTGTTCAACACAATAATGAAATACATTTATGAACCCAATGCAGATGACAAACCATATGCAATTATATCTGCAATGCAAATCAAAAACTTTATTGTAGAAAACAACAAACAGGAGGATGAGCAATGATAGATATATATGATTGCTTCCAACGTACATGGTGGAAGGACAATCCTGATTGGCCTAATGGTTTAGAACCGCATGCTGGTGAAAAGGATTTCTATTTTAAGAATGCAGTAGGCAGTGAAACACATGCTTTCTTCACCGAGCAAGAGGCAATAGATTTTTGTAGACAATGGAACGACACGCATGATGCTGGTCGATATAGTCTCAAAGCAGAGTACCAAGACAGACCAGAACCTATTATTACAAAGGACATATAATGAATATAACTATTATGAATGTAAGTAAGATTACACAAGTGCGTAAAGTCTTCAAAGATTTTACTGCTCTTGAGCTTAAGATAACTGATACCAAAGGCAATGATGAATATATAACAATGCACTTTGATAATAATAAGCAACTCGTATGGGAGGCAAAGCCAGATGAAACACACAATTAAAACACCGCCAATGACACGGCAGCACTATGAATTTATAGCAGATCTGATGGGCCCAATGGTTGCTTGGCCTTCTCACCTCATAGATATAGCTGATGCGCTAGAGAAATCTAATCCTAAATTTGTGCGCAAGAAATTTCTTGAACGTGCAACTAAAGCATGGGAGGATAATCAAAACACAGGAGATTTACATGACACAATACCATTCTGAAGTTGTAGCTAAGTATAACAATTGTCCTGAGTGTGATGGTACTGGCGTGATAGTTTACGCCAGCCTCAACGATGACATACCATTAAGATCATGCAATAACTGTAGCGGAAAAGGCTACGTTGAGATGGATGAACTTGACTGGCTTGACTGATTGCTGCATAACCGCAGCATGATACAAAGTTATTGGGATATGATACAGGAAAAGCATAAGGGATTTGACATCCCTTTGCATAGGGTATTCACCAAGGCTGGACTGCCAACGTCAACGTACTATCGTACATTAAATGGCAGCACTGAATTGAGATATGATACTGCTGTAAAAGTTATAAGAATGATGGAGCTGATGGAAGGTGCGTATCCTACAAGCAAGGATAAGCGTAGACTGAATGCAAAAGTTTCCAAACTATAAGCAAGATACATATGTTACCACAACGTATGACGAAATGATTACAAGTCTGATTGATAGACGCAATCAATTAGGTATATCACAAGAAGGTCTTGCATTTACTATAGGTTGTACGCCATCATTGATTCACAAGTGGGAGCAGTACAAGCGTGTTCCCTCTGGTTTCATGTTCGCTTGTTGGGTAGAAGCACTTGGCTGTCAGATCGAAATCAGCACGAAAGATATTAAATAATCTCACGTATC